CATCTTGTCCATAATCTGTAGATTGATATGGCACTTGATGATAGAATTTATCAGGAAATCTTTGAAATATTCTAAATGCTGTATTTATTGGTCTTTTATTAGCAGTTGTGTATATTGGATTACCATTACAATCATAACCGCTTATATAAGTTTGTGATGAATAATCGTAATCGAATGTAGCGATTTCTCTTTTAAGCCAACCGGCGGGATATTTGTATACATAAATATATTTACTATCATAAGCAACCCAACCGTTTTCTCCGTAATCAGTAATTGATTTTGGCGGTGGATGAAATGCTGTTTTTGTAGTAGTTGTTGCGGAATTTGGAATCTTATTATATCCACTTAAATCTTTAACATTATCTGATTTAAGCTCCATAGTACCTTGTCCGGTAACATCTACATAATCTGAAGGTTTATCTTTAATATGTGTACGATCAGTGACTTGATATGTATCAACACTATTATTTACCACATTCATTTCAGCAGATGAACCCACTGCATTTTCTTGTAATTGTACTTTACGTACAGTAAATAATTTTTGAGTGGTATTTTTAACACCGTCTAAACCTACTATGTAATTTTCATTTAACAAATAAGCATTAACATTTATATCAAATGTTGTTTTAACATTACGATCTTCACCGTCATTTACTTCTTGTTCTATACTGTAACTATCAACGCGTGCTCTAAATTTAAATCTTTCAGGATCACCCCAATAATCTTTTGCTGCGTAATTTATTTGTTCTAGTAGTTTATTATTTTGATCAACATAATCTGTCCAAATAATACATTCATAACTAATATTAACTTGATTTGGTAAACTAACGCTATAAATTTGTTGAGTTGGTTTGCTTTTAAATATGCTTTTATTTACTAGATCAAATCTATCGTATTTATTTTTTTCACTATACTTTTCAATAACTTGATAATTTAAATACCTATTGAATGTTGCTAAATCTTTATTATTTTCAACACTTTTTCTGCGTATCATAACGGCTGGTAATAATATTTTTCCTTGGTTATCTCTTATATTACCAAATTTTTTCATTGCATACCATCGTTCAGGATTACCGTATATTACAGGTACTTTTATAGTTTCACCATTATCATTTACTTGTAATCTTAATGTATAATCCAAAGTATTAATTATAGCCGTATCAATATCTAATAGTGTTACTGTAACATTTTTATGTTTATCAGTATCACGACGCACCGCCGTTGCACGATTATAATTTTTTTTCACATCCGATTGAGGAGTTGCATTTTCAATCGGATTTGGCGGTGGATTAACTTTATTATTTGGTGCCCAAGCCATATTACATCTGTCTTTCTACTAAGTTAAGTTTGCTTAGTCTTGTATAATGAGTATTTACAATCAAACTCCAAGATTTATCAGGATGACCACCCAAGAATTGTTCTTGTACTACATTATCTATTTCATAATATCTTTCATTGTAAAGAACCAAATCACCAATTTCAGGAAAATAATTTGTAATAATACAATCACGTTCTCTAAAGCGATATACAATATCTTGTTTACGATCAGGACCATATCCTTGATTTTCGGTATTTATATCTTCACGTTGAATTAAACAACTTAAATTTATACCTGGATAAAATACTTTTCCTTTATCACTACTACTTTCACCGTAAATGTTTGTAACCGTTTCATATGATGCAATCTTAAACACTTGTATCACACATTCAATTATATCACCAACCAATTCTGCATTAACTGAACTTAACAAGTTTATATCTCTTGGAGAAAAATATCTACCAGGCGAATAATTGGTACCATAAATACCAATATCCTTTCTACCGTTTGTCCAATATTGTGGAAAAGCTGGATTTTGTTTTGGATATTGTGGTGTTACAGGTGCTGCCATATATTATATAAATATAAAGTATTATTGATTTATAATACTATTAATAGATTCAGGAAATTCATTTTCACGAATTCTAATCAATCTTATGCCTTTTTGTTTTAGTAAATTTTCTTTTTCTAAATCATTAAAATACGAGGTTTTTTGAAATTCATATTTACATTCATCTATTGATTTTGGATGCCAAAAATTTCCATCAATTTCAATTATCAAATTATATTCGGGCAAATATGCATCAAATATTTTGTAATCTAACACATACTGTGGTATGTATTTAATATCTTCTAACTCTAATTGAGTGTATAATTTTTGTTCCAACGATGTATTTCCTAACGGCGAAAAAATTTTTTTAAATCCTAATTGTGACGCTCTTAATAAATTTTGTCTCCATTTATGTTCATCTCTCTCCTTCAGTAATTTCCATATTTGACCAACTCGCTTTTTTTCTTCCGTATGTAAATTCCAATATTTCTTTTTTGCAATTGATATTTTTTTGTTTCTCTCTTCAGTATAAATCTTCTTTTTAAAATTATCGTCTTCAAATCTTTTTTTACTAGCAATACTCATTTTTTTCAAAGTTTCTTTTGACTTCTTTTTCGAAAAAAATTTAGACATTTTTTCTTTAACAGTTTGAGACTGCATAGCAATTTTTGTTTTTTGAGACACAAAAATTCTATTATTTACATCACTATAATAATGTGTTTTTGAGCATTTAATACTACAATACTTTGAATATCCTGCACTAAGTGATATAAATTTTGTTTTTGATTTGCATGATAAACATTCACTCTTATTTAAATTAATATACTTTAAATAATATTCTTCCATACACATTTTATGTGATGATTTTATATGAATTGCTAGAGATCTTATGTTCGTATATTTTAAACCACAGATATTACATTGATGTTCGTCCATATATTAATATATATAAATAAAAACGCCCAAACCCCAATGTAAATGTGTAATGGAACTCTAGCTAACATTTTTTGCATTTCATCACTTTCTTTACCTTTATTTTCAAGTTGATTTACACGTAGTGTTTTTTCTAACATGTCTCTCAACTTGTCAAGCAATGTATCTTTTTCTTCCTTAGCTTCACTACGTAACTCCGCACCGTCTAATGTTACTTCTCCACCTGGAATTGGCACAGTTGTATATTTTTGAAGAATACGACCTAGTGTTTCTTTACATAAAGCCAAGAAATACTTCTTAATCCACTGTTTACCTGGCTGATTAATTTTACAATACGTACAATATTCATATGGAACATCGCTGGGATCACTAATATATTCATAACGAGAACCACTGAAAAAATTAGTAATGTTACGTTCACTTTCAACGATGTAATCAATATAAAGTTTGAAACTATCGGTTGGAATTGGAAATATTCTAAGTTTATTATTACCCAATATTTCAAAACTATAACTACTCTTACGAACCATATCGTTAAATTCAATAGCTTGTACACGTTCCAAATCTTCAAAGATTGGTGTCATCAAGAATTGTGTAGCTGGGCTATATGCACTAAATCCCATTTCTTGTAAAACGTTACTATAACTCATACCAGTCATGCTAAATGGATCATATATACGAGCTATAGCAGGTGGTCTATAATGAAATACTCTTTTAACTTCAATTCTTGAACTGGTTAAATGTTCTATATCTTTACCAATTAACTCGTTTAAATCATATACTTGTGTAGTATTTGCAGGCGTTGCGCTGCCTGTAATATTGATATAATTTCTCTTTACTTCAACTTCACCACCAACGAGAGCTTCTGCTCCATATTGTTTACTTAGTTGTACAACAAATGGAAGGCCTGAACCTTTTACTCCTAAGCCAGTTAAATTTTTATATTGACTTTGAGGCAATCCTTCGACGTTGATTAAGTTATTAACAATATTGAATTCATTAATAACTCGGTTATACTCAAGTACAGATTCTTCGAAACAAGCATAAAAATTTACGTCAATCATTTCGATATCAACGATTGGATATCCTAATCTTTTAGCTGCCCACATTGCACTACTACTACAATCATTTTCAAAAGTGGTTTCGCCTGAACTAGTTAAACAATTTGATTCGCCTAAATAATAACCAAAAGGAACACTAGCAGAATTTACGGCACTACCACTGCCAGGCCACCTTACTCTATCGGAATCAAGATTAACGCTCATATTTTAATAAATCCTTCTATACAAATTCATTAAATATAAATATCTATGATGTAAGATAACATAGATAAATAAGTATAATAACCAGTTCAATTATTATATTTTGTTATTTTAACAATAAGATTACCACTTCCTTTTATAACCCTATGATATGTTTCTTTGGGTATAAAAACATTTTCTTTAAGTAATTTTGGTAAACAATTATCTAATTGTATATGCCAATCGTCGTTTTGTATAACTTCAATCGTTCTATCTTCACGATCTATATGCCATTCAAGTTCATGAGTATCTACATCAGCACTAAATTCTCTTATATACTGATTATTACCCAGTGAAGTTTCTGAAAACGGCAATTTCATTACCAATATTTACCACGACCTTTGTTGCCCAAACTACGAATGCGGTGACTACGACAACTCCAATAACCAGCTGTTGTACGATCTTTCTTTTGACTACACTTATGTCTTGCAGCGAAACTCTTACGTCTAGCAGCACTACGTCCTCTTACTCTTAAATTAGGATCGCCGAATGTTACTTTTTTAACATTACCATTTTTTGATTTAACATAAACAGCATACTTTTTAGGACCACCTGGAGTTCTAAAAGGTCTGTTTAAATGAACTGTACGTCCTCTATGTTTAAGTTCCATCAAAAGATCCTCTTCTTCTTCAATAGGAGCATCTAAATAAACTTCTCTACCTTCAAATAATTCTTTCTTACCCAAATCACTTTCAACTAATTCGGCATCAACATCACATAACTCAATCTTATTTTCGTAATATAGTGAACGAACTTCTTCTAATAATTCAAAATATGACTCACTATAAGTTCTAAAGATATTTTCACTTAAAGAAAGATTATTTTTTAAATGATATTTCAAATTGTCACTTATATTGGTATTTTCAATAAGTGCCATACCACATAAATGTTCATTTTCCAATAAATAAGAAAGTTTGATCATATTTATAAATATGAAAAGGTTATCATTTATTACATTATTGTTTTCATTCTTTGTTTTAAGTTGTTCGACGGTAGGTCCAACTAAACAAGTCACTACTAACCAAGATAAAATAGCAGCCGAAGAAAAAAAGGTTGATACTACAATCGAAGAGTTAGACAAAAATACAAAGAACAAAAAAATACAAACAGCTACATTAGCCGCTGGTATTCAACATTCCCTTCAAGCTGTAACAAACCCACCCACAGAAGTTAAAACAGCTAAAAATTTAAATGAACGTGTTATTTCTATAGTAGGTACTCCACATATCGATGAACTAAATAAAGTAAAACAAATGGTAGACTTGCTTAATTCTGCCGTAATTGAAGAACGTAAACGT